GCGACAGGGGGGGGGGGGGGGGGCCCCAAAAACCCCGCCCCCCCCCCCCCCCCCCCTTAGGGACCGGCTGCGGCACCTCTCTGGTGCGGGGGCGCAAGCCCCCAGATGATCGCTATTTTTTCAGTTCGTGAAATAAAGGTTTTGTTTTGCCGCCCGGCACGTATCGGGAGGTCACGGGCTGCGTCAACAGCTCGCAACACGGGGCCTAAGTTCTGACGTCAGACCCCGCCGACCAGCTCTACGCTTATGGCCGCTCCCTTCCCACGCGTGGGAGCAGGCACGATGAAGCGATTCTACGACATGGAGCAAGAACGAGAATGGCCGGCCTTCAAGGTGGAGCGCCGGGCGACAGAGGCTTTGCGGCACGCGCCGACCAACGCGCGGACCCACAGTGAGGAGCAGATTGAACAGATCGCGGCGTCGATCGAGGCATTCGGGTGGACGATCCCGATCCTGATCGAGCCGGATGGGATGATCATCGCGGGCCACGGGCGGCAGCTTGCCGCGCAGAAGCTCGGGATCGCCGAGGTTCCATGCATCGTTGCCGTGGGCTGGAGCGACCAGCAGCGGCGGGCCTACATGCTGGCTGATAACAAGATCGCCGAGAATTCCGAGTGGGATGACGACCTGCTGCGGCTGGAACTGGGCGCCCTCCTCGACGAAGCAGACGCAGCATCGCTGGTGATCGGCTTTTCGGATGCTGAGCTTGATGGCTTGGTCGCAGCGCTTGCGGCTGATCAGGAGCAGCCCGCGGGAAAAGTTGGGAACTTGAAGGATCGCTTCGGCGTCGCGCCGTTCTCCGTGCTCAATGCGCGCGAGGGATGGTGGCAAGAGCGGAAGCGCGCCTGGATTGCTCTCGGTATCCGCTCGGAGCTTGGGCGCGGTGAGGGGGACAGGGCTTGCCCGGGTGGCGGCCCGCTGCCGGGTGCCAGATCGCGCAAGGGCTACAAGCCCGGTCAGGCGACGGAAGTGCGCCATGGCTAAGGGGAAAGCCCGCACGTTCGGCCAAGACCTGATGCGCGGCGAGCATGAGGTTGGAAGCAAAAAGCCGCGCCAACGGAAAGCCAATGCCGCGCCCGGCGGTGGTGGCGGAGGGGGTTGGCAAGAACTCAACGAAAAGATGGCCCGAAACCGCGCGAAAATTCAGGCGGTGGGCACGGGCGACTGGGTGCGCCGGAAAATCGACGAAGGTGACATCGAGGGAGGGCTTGCGGCCGAGGCTTCGGGCACGTCGATCTTCGATCCGGTGCTGACCGAGCTGGCCTATCGTTGGTTCTGCCCGCCCGGTGGTGTAATCCTTGACCCGTTTGCCGGAGGCTCGGTGCGCGGGGTCGTGGCTTCGTTGCTGGGCCGTCGCTATGTCGGTGTAGAGCTGCGCGGGGAACAAGTCGAGGCGAACCAGGTGCAAGCCGCAACCATCTGTAGGGAACCGGAGCCTGTCTGGCATGTCGGCGATAGCCGGGATATCGGCACGCACGCCCAAGGGACAGAGGCAGATTTTCTGTTTTCCTGCCCGCCTTACGCCGACCTTGAAGTCTATTCCGACGACCCGCGCGATCTGTCGACGATGGCCTACTCGGAGTTTCGGGACGTCTATTTCGAGATCGTCGCGGAGGCCTGCGCATTGCTCCGGCCGGATCGCTTTGCCTGCTTTGTGGTGGGTGAGGTTCGCGGCGGCGGCGGCGGCTATTACGGCTTTGTCCCTGACACTGTGGAGGCATTCAGGCGTGCGGGCCTCAGCTTCTACAACGAAGGGATTCTCGTGACCGCGGCCGGCAGCCTCCCGATCCGGGCCGGAAAGCAATTCTCTGCGACGCGAAAACTCGGGAAGACACACCAGAACGTGCTCGTGTTCGTGAAGGGCGATGCGCGCGCGGCGACAGACGCAGTGGGCGAGGTCGAGTTCGGCGCTTTCGCACCCGGGTAAGGGGCCTCAGGCGAGGCGATATCTGGCCTTCAAAGCGGCGACCCCGGCGGCAATCAGCTCGTCGGGGTCGCGTCCAATCTGTCGGTAGAAGCCGGGATTGGAATAAGCCTCGTGGGCGCGGACAATCTCTGCCTTGTGCTCGCCGAGGGACGGGAATCTGGCCGCGATCCGCAAAGCGCCGCGCCAGTCTTGGGCGGATGCGCAATCTCTGAGCTGTGCAATCTTGGTCGTCATGGCAACCCTCCCTGATGCCCTGCAGTTAGCGAGGTTCACCCGGGTGGCAACTCCAGAAGGCGGAGAAATCTGATGAGTGAGAAAGGCGGCCCCACGCGCGGCGAAATCACCACCGAGAATGCCGCCAAGCTGATCATGGTCTCATCGGTCTGGCTCACCAAGCTGGCGCAGCAGGGCTACGTCACGAAGCTTGGGCGCGACCGCTGGAACCTGGTCAATGTCGTGCAAGGCTACATCAAGTGGCTCAAAGACGAGGACCGGCGGTCCTCGAAGAGCGCGTCTGCCAGCCGGGTGCAAGACCTCAAGGCGGAGGCGCTTGAGTTGCAGATGGCCGAGCGCCGTCGCGAGCTGATCGAAATGGAAGAAGCCAAGGCGGCGGTTGCGTTCCTCGCCGCGATGGTGCGCGACGAGCTCAGCGGGATGCCCGCCCGTGTGACGCGCGACCGGGATCTTCGCAAAGTTCTGGAAAAGGATGCCCATGACAGCCTCGACCGAATCTCGCGGGGCCTCGAAAAAGCAAGCCGTGCTCTTGACGATGGCGGCGAGCTTTTTGAAGCCGGTTGAGTTCACCTCGCCCGGTGAATGGTCGAGGCGCAACCGCTTCTATCCGCCCACCACCGGCTGGCCCGGCCCGCGCAACCCCGACCTGACGCCCTACATGACGCCGTTCGCAGGCGCGGTTGCCTCGGGGCGGTACAGCTCCTGCGTCGTGGTGACCTCAGCGCAGTCGTCGAAGACCGAGACTATCCTCGACGTGATGGGGCAGCGGCTGGCGCAGCGCCCGGTTCCGATTGCCTACGCGGGGCCGACGGACAGCTTCAACAAGACGCAATTCGAGCCACGCTTGATGGAGATGCTGGACGCCTCGCCGGAACTGGCGCCGAAGACGCTGCGGGGGCAGAAAAACAAGAAGCTGTTGAAGGTCGTGAACGGCGTTCCGGTTCGACTCGTCTCGGCGCGATCGTCGTCTGGTCTCAAGAGCTTCCCGGCGGGGATGGGCATCTTGGACGAATACGACGAGATGCTCGCGAACATCAGCGGGCAGGGCGATCCCTGGGGCCTTTTGGAGGTGCGGGGCGATACCTTTGCCGACTTCGTGGGGGTTGCAATCTCGACGCCGACCCATGGTGCGGTGGAGACGGAGATCGACCCGGTAAGCGGGCTGGAGGTCTGGAAGGTTGCGGCGGCGGAAGAGGTTGGCAGCCCGATCTGGCGGATGTGGCAGGAGGGCACGCGGCACCATTGGGCGGTGCATTGCCCGCACTGTGGCGAGCCGTTCATCCCAATGGGCAAGCACTTCGTGTTCGACCGGGAGGGAACGCCAGCGGACGCGGCGGCCTCGGCGCACATGGTGTGCCCCCGAAATGGCTGCGTGATCGAGGAGGGGCCTGACGGCGAAACGAAGATGGCGATGAACGCCGGGGGTTTCATGATCGCGCCGGGTCAAGCACTCGAGGAGGCGAAGGCCGGGGAGGTGGTGCCGGGGTATAGCCGCTATTCGCAATGGTCGAGCGGCTTGATGTCGCCGTTCGTGGCGTGGGGCGTCCGGGCGGAGCGACTGCGCCGGGCTGAGCTGTCGCAGGAGCCTGCCAAGATGCAGACCGCGATCAACGCTAACCTTGGTGAGCTGTATTCCCGGGCGGCGCTTGGCGACATGCCCGAGTGGCGGGCATTGCTGGGCCACCGTGTGCCGCTGGTAGACGGCGGGCTCGACCCCCGGATCATCTACCTGACAATGGGCGTCGACGTTCAGACGGCCGGCATCTACTGGCTTGTGCGCGGCTTCGGTGAGCTTGGCACGTCGTGGCGGGTGGCGGCCGGGTTCCTGCACGGGAACACTACGGGCGAGGAGGTGTGGAGCCAACTTGCGCAGATCGCAACCTCGCCGTTCCAGGGCATGCATGTGTCGCGGGCTTTCGTGGACGCGGGCTTTCGCCCGAACAAGCCGGACGGCGGATCGCCCCACAAGGTCTATGAGTTCGCGCATCAGTATGACTGGCTGTTCACGCCGACGAAGGGACGCTCGACGTATGGCGGGGTGCCGCTGAAGATGAGCCAGATCGAGGTGGACGACGAGGGGCGGCGCAGCCGGTATTCTATCGAGCTCGCGCTGCTGGACACCGACTTCTTCAAGTCGCTGGTGCACAGCCGGATCAAGACGCCCCTGGATCAGCCCGGCGCATTCTTCCTCGATGAGGACGCGGACGAGGAATACGCCCGGCAGGTTCTGTCCGAGGTCCGGGTGGTGAGTCTTGATCAACCGACCCCGAAATGGGAGCGCGTCCGCAAGGACAACCACCTGTTCGATTGCGAGGCTCTGGCTGCGGCGGCGGGCTATCTGATGAACGTGCAGACGATCCCGCGCGGCACGCGGCGCACCCATGCGCTCGGGGCCGCGGCATCCGAGGCAAAACTGGCCCCCGCGCGGCAAGCGAGCGAGGGGCGCTTCAAGCGGAGACGGTAAGCATGAGCTTCCTCGGCAAGTTGCTCGGGGGCGGGTTTGCCCCGCCAGCCCCGACGTCGGAATACATGGGCGGGGGGCGTTACCTGGGCAATCTCGGCCGGTGGCGCCCCCAGCTGCGTTCGGCCAAGGACGATGTCGCGCTGGCCTGGGACGTGGCCGCCGGGCGGGCGATGGATCTGGTGCAGAACAACGGCTGGATCGCCGGGATGTTCGACCAGATCGTGGCGGACACGGTCGGGACCGGGCTTCGCCTCAAGGTGGCCCCGGAAAACGACCTGATCGGCATGAGCGAGGCGCAGGCGCGCGATTGGCGTAAGCTGGTCGAGCGCCGGTGGGAGCTGTGGGCGGGAACGCCTGCCGAGTGCGACATTGAGGGCAAGCGCACCTTCGGGATGCTGCAGGAGGCGGGCTTTCGTTCCTATCTGAGCACGGGCGAAATCCTGTCGGAGTCGGCGCTGCGCAGGCGGGCCGAGGCACGTCTCAAGACGAAGGTGCGGCTGTTGCCGCCGCAGATGCTGGTGAACCGGACGGACAAGGCGCGCCGGATCTTCTCGGGCGTGCAGATCGACGCGGACGGGCGACCGATCGGATACATGCGCCTGAAGAACGATCTTGATCTGCTGTTCGATGCCGAGGTTGTTCCTGCGCGGGATCGCTACGGTCGGCCGCGTGTGGTGCACAATTTCGTCGGCGCGCCGGGGGCCGTGCGGGGGATTTCGCCGCTGGTGCCGGTGTTGCGGGTCGCCAAGCGGTTCGACCAGCTCGCGGATTCAACGCTCACGGCGGCGCTGATCCAGTCGATCTTCGCGGCGAACATCAAGTCGCCGGAGATCACCAAGGATGCGATGGCCGGGTTGCTGACGCCTGCGGAGCAATCGCGGATGGCAGCGGACAATCGACCCTTGATCGACGCCTGGTTCGACACCAACGAGCAATGGTATGAGGACAACCAGATCGACCTCGGCACCGCCGGGCGGGTGGTGCACACCTTTCCGGGGCAGGAGCTTGAGTTCCTCAGCCCGGCCCATCCGGCAAGCGCCTACGACGCCTTTTCGCGCAACCTGCTGGCCGAGATGGCGCGTTGCCTCGGGCTGACGTTCGAGGGCGCGACGGGGGATTACCGTAGCGCGAGCTATGCAACGATCCGGGCGGCGACGACGACGGTCTGGCCCATCGTGATGATGCGCCGGAAGTTCATTGTCGCTCCGTTCTGCCAGGCCCATTACGAAGCGTGGCTCGAGGAGGAAATCCAGACCGGCACGATCTGGTTTCCGGGCGGTCTGGCGGGTTTTCTCGCGAACCGAACGGCGGCCTGTCGGGCCGAGTGGAAAGGGCCGCCGAAGCCGGAGGCGGAAATCCTCAAGACGGCCAAGGCGGCAGAGGTGGTCGACAGCCTCGGGCTGGCTCCGCGTCAGGCGTTGGCTGAGTGGTTCACCGACATGGACTTCGAAGACGTGCAGGCAATGCGCGCCGACGAGAAGACGATGGTTGAGGGCTACGGGCTGACCTACGAGCGGGCGAATGGCCCTTCCTATCTCGGCTCGGCAAGTTCCCGGCGGGAGGATGAAGATGGCTGATGAGACGCCTTGCGAGCGGGCGGCCCGGCTGCGGGCGGCGCGCGAGGAAATCATCCTGGGGCGGAGCGCGGTGATGGTCGATCATGACAGCGGCATCGGGGAAAAGCGGCGGGTGCAATACACCGCCGCGAACCTCCCTGCTCTGGACCGGCTCATCGCGGACGCGGATCGCGAATGTGCCGCGCAACAGGGCCGCCGAACGCGGTTCGCAATCACGGGGGGCTGACATATGGCAAACCACCTTCTCCCGCTCATTGCCGAGCGGGTGCTGAACGAGCCATTGTTGATGGCGCCGGTCAAGGCCGGGGTGATCTTGGAGGTCCTTGGCGGGCGGATCGGTCTCGACGGATTCGAGGGGCCGGGGCCCGAGGCGAGTGCCTTTGCCCGCGAGGGCTGGCAGGTGCATGGGAAAGTCCCCTTCATGGTTGCTGGTGGGGTAGGAATCATCCCGGTCCACGGCTCGCTGGTGAACCGGGGTGGTTGGGTCGGGGCATCGTCCGGGCTTACCTCCTACGAGGGTCTGTCTGCCCAGCTCGACGCGGCCGAGGCGGACCCCGAGGTTCGTGCGATCCTTCTCGACATCAACAGCTACGGCGGCGAGGCGGCGGGCATGCCGGAGCTTGCGGCACGGGTTCGTGCGACGACGAAGCCCGTGGTGGCGCATGTCAACGCCTTCGCGGCCTCCGCCGCCTACGGCATCGCCTCGGCGGCGGCCGAGATCGTGATCGGTGGATCGGCCTCGGTCGGTTCCATCGGCGTGCTGGTGGTGCACTACGACCAGTCGGCGCGAATGGAGATGGCGGGGATCAGTCCGACGATCATCCACGCCGGGGCGAAAAAAGTTGACGGCCACCCCTTTGGGCCTCTGCCGGATCGGGTTCGTGCCGATCTGCAAACCCGCGTCGATCACATCTACGACGGCTTTCTTGCGCTCGTGGCAGAAGGCCGAGGCGACAGGCTTACGGTTGCGCAGGCACGGGCGACGGAGGCGGGAATGTTCACCGGGGCCGATGCGGTCGCTGCTGGGCTGGCCGACCGGATCGGGACTTTCGACGAGGTTCTTCGGAGCCTTCAAACCAACGCCCGGACGGGCGCAACCACCCTCAAGGAGATCAGCATGGGTGACAAAACGAGCGCCGAAACGGCGGAACTCACCTTCTCGGCGGCCGATATCGAGGCCGCCAAAGCGGAAGGCTACAAGACGGGGGGCGCTGACGCGACGGCGCGCATTTCCTCGATCCTTACCAGCGACGAGGCCAAGGAACGCCGGGCGCAGGCCGAAACCATCGCGCTGACCACCGACCTCACCGCCGAGCAGGCGAAGGCGCTGCTTGCGGCCGCGCCGGTGGAGACCAAAGCGGCACCGCCCACCATCGAGGAGCGTGCCGAGGGCCTGCCTGAGTTTGGCGGCGGAACCCCGGAGAGCAAGACCAACACGCCGCTGACTGACCTCGCGGCGGCGAGCAACAAGGAGACTGCGTGATGACGACACACGCTTCCACCACCACGACGAACGCACCTGCGCATGATGACTTGATCGGCGGTGAGGTGAAGACGATCCCGCTGCCGCTGGTTGCGGGCACCTACACCCGGGGCCAGGTGCTCGGCACCGTCGCGGGCGGCATCGGCGCGCTGGCGTCGGCGGCGGTCGCCACGGCGATCTGCCCCTTCGACGTGACGCTCGCCGAAGCCACCGATCTCGCGCTCTATGTCGGCGGCGAATTCAACGAGGACAAGCTGAACCTGAACGGTCAGACCCTCGCCGACGTGAAAATCGCCCTTGCACAGCGGGGCATCTACATTCGCAAATGGGGGGCCGCCTGATGTCTGACCTGTTCACTACGACCGACCTGATCGGCGCGATCCGTACAATCAAGGTGCCCGACACCTTTTTCATGTCGACATTTTTCGACGCCGATCCGTTCCTGTCGGACAAGGAAGAAATCGCCTTCGACGAGGTGCTCGAAGACCTGCCTGTGATGGCGCCTTTCGTCTCGCCGCTCGTTTCGGCCAAGCCGCAAGCGAAGTCCGGCTTCAAGACCAAGACTTTCACGCCCGCCTACGTGAAGCCGATGGACGTTCTCCGGCCCGGTGACGGGTTCCGCCGGATGGCAGGCGAGGCGATCAACGGGGCGCTGTCGCCGGAGGCTCGCATTCAGCGCAAGGCGCTTGAGCTGCTCGGCCGGCAGAAACGCCAGATCGCCGCCCGCTGGGAGTGGATGGCCGCCCACGCGGTGCTGAACGGCAAGGTGACTGTTGCGGGCGAGGACTACCCGGCGGTCGAAGTCGACTTCGGGCGAGACGCCGCATTGACCTTCGACGTTTCGGGCGTGACCGCCAAGAAGTGGGTGACCACCACCAATGACATCAAGGGCCAGATCGAGGAGTGGTCGGAGATTCTTCTGACCAAATCGGGCTACGCCGGGACTGACTTGATCCTGACCAAGAAGGCCTGGGCCGCGCTCAAGGCGAACGAAGGGTTCGGGAAGGACCTCGATCGCCGCCGGGGCGTGGACAACGTGCCGCTGGTGACGCCGCGCAAGCCCATGTCGGGTGTGACCTGGAAGGGGCAATGGGGCGAGTTCGATCTGTGGCTCTACACCGGGACGCAGCGAGAGCAGGACGGCACGCTGGTGTCGGTGATGGTCGATGGCGAGGTGGCGCTCGTGGCCCGGCCGATGGAGCCGCGGGGCGGTCTTGCCGGGATCAAGGCGTTTGGCGCGATCCAGGACCTCGACAACTTCGTGCCCACCGACATGTTCCCGAAGGAATGGACCAAACCCGATCCTTCGGCGCGGTTCCTGATGACGCAGTCGGCACCGCTGATGATCCCCGGGCGCCCGAACGCGTCGATGAAGGTGAAGGCGGTGGCATGACCATGGCTTCGCCCTTCGCTGCCATCGCTGCCGCCGCTGAGGCCGCCACGCGGGCGGCGTTGGGCGAGGTCGCCGAATTCATTGCCCGCAAGGGCGGTGAGCTGGCGGAAGCGGAAGATCAAGAGCGACCGGGGTTCAGCGCCCCGGTCGTTCTTTCGCGCGGTGCCGTTGATGGCGGGATCAAGCAGACGACTTCGCCAAGCCGGGCCGGGGTGATCCGGTATCGGGTTTCCATCGTGGCAGATGACGTAGCGGCAATGCCGTGGCGACCCCGGAGGGGCGATCATGTGCATGTCGCCGGGCAGCGGTTCGTCGTGGACTATGTGCCCCAGGTGTCCGGCGGCATGGTTATGGACCTGACGACATTGGGGGCGACATGAGCAGTATTGCGGCAATGGCGGCCCGGATAATCGCCAGGCGTATCCTCACGGGGGCGACGATTGCCGGGGGCCGGGTCTATGACAGCGCCATCGACGTGATGGGGCTGCTGACCGAGGATGGGCAGCCGACTTCTGTGATCGTGCTGTCGAGTGACGACGAAACCGCGAAGATCGAGGGGCGCGCTGTCACAGGCGGTGAGCGCACCGCAACGCTCAGCATCGAGATCGCCAGCGGGCAGGTGCAGACGGTGGAACTCACCTCGGGAGAGAGGGTCCAGCAGTTCACGATCCCGACGACCGACGCGGCTGCGGAACTGCTTCTGACGGTGATCGTCCGCCAGACCATGCGAGCGCTGTTCGGCGGGGTCGGGGCGGCGGCGGACCTGTTTCGTCGCTTCGTGACCCGTGTCGAGAACGTGACGATGAAGCGAGGGGTGCCGTCCGAAGGCGGCGCCAAATTCGCGGCTCGGCTGATCGAAATCGAATTCACGCCGCTGTCGGACCCCGATTTTGGCGCCGATCTCCCCCAAGTCTGGGTGGATTTTCTCGGGTTCATCGAGGCACAGGACGGGGCGGAGGTGCGCGCGCTGATCGAGGCAGCGATCCGCGGGGCACCGGTGCCCGAGGACGTTCTGGCACAGCTACAACTCGGACTGACGGCGGCCGAGGCAGCGGGTGCGATGGTCGGAGGGCTGGCCCTTGGAGGCGATTGAACGGCTGGCCGAAGCTCTGGCGCAGGTCCAGCGCCGGCTTGCCGGGGTCGCGCGGCACGGCACAGTCGCCGAGGTCAATCCCGCCGAAGGGTGGGTGCGCCTCGATTGGGGCGACGGCTTCCTCTCGGCGAAGATCCCGTATGCGCAGAGTGCCGGCGCGCTGTCGGTTCATTCGCCGCCCAGCACGGGCCAGACCATGACTGCGGTCGCGCCCGGCGGTGATCTTCGGCAAGCGGTGGCACACCCGCTCGGGTTCTCCGCCGGGTCGCCGTCGCCGGGGAGCGGCGGCGACGAGTTCGTTGTGAATGTCGGGGGCATGACCATTCGGATCGCCGGCGCCGGCATCGAGATCACCGGTGAGGTTGCGATCACCGGGGCTTCGCTCACGCACAACGGCAAGAACGTCGGCTCCGATCATGCGCATTCCGGCGTCATGCCGGGCGGCGCCGTGACCGGACCACCCACCTAGGAAGGAACCATCATGTTCGACAAGAAAACGGTCGCGGCGCTCACGGCGCGCGCGGCGGATCCCCGCGCGGTAGGCGGGACCATCATTGAGGTCGGCGGGGAGACAAAGATCGTCTTTCCCGCCATTGGCCAGCACGAGCGCGTCGAGATCCCTGTGAAGGAAACCAAGCGTCGGAAGGTCGAAGATGTCGGCACTGGCGAACGCTGATTTCGACCGGGCGACCGGGCAGACCATCTACGGCTGGCAAGCGGTCCACCAGAGTGTGCGGGAGCTGATCCTGACTTCCTTCGGGGATCGGGTGATGCGGGAGCACTATGGCTCGAACATCCCGGCTTTCCTCGGGCGCAACGTGACGGCTGACGTGCTTGAGCGCATGGCGACCGTCTTGGGCGCGGCCACGGATGTGTTCGAGCCCCGGTTTGCCATCACCAACATCACCTTCACACAGGTCGCGGCAACGGGGCGGATCGGGATGCGGGTGATGGGGGAGTATCGCCCGTACGCGCTGTCTGGGGATGACACGACCGCGAGCACCGAGACCTTTGAGCTAGACCTTTAGGGGCGGATCATGGCGACCATCGACCTGTCGAAATACCCCGCTCCGGCGGTCCA